TGATAAGCCTGCAAACAGCCGCATTGAGGTTATCTCGTAGAGAGCATCTTCCATCGCAGGATCACTCATGTTGTACCAGTTCTGCATAAAGTGAATACGCAGCATGGTAGCGAGAGGATATGGACGTCGACCATTGCCAGCTTTGGGGTAGAAGGGTTCAATTTGAGCTTCAAGCTGCTGCCATGGAATCAGTCCATTCATTCGAGCAAGGAAAAGCTCTTTGCGGGTTTTGCGGCGTTTGCTGGTAAATTCGGTATCGGCGAAGGAGAGCTGGTTCATGCAGGGTAGGAGTCACAGTTAATTTAAGTCGGCAAGATTGTCTCATGTTGCCAACTTAATCGCATGTTCCTTAATCTTGGCGCAACATTATGGTGTTCCTACTAGATTACTTGATTGGACAACTAATCCACTGGTATCTCTTTATTTCGCATCCCTAAAAACAGATTCAAATCTAAGTTTTTTTTCAACAGATGATAAAGATGGCTATATTTTTATATTAAAAGATATTTCTGTATTTGATGATTTTGAAAAGCTAGATTTTTATGAAGGCGGTTATAATCGTGAGCACTTTGAGTCGGTTACTGATTTTTACACTAAGCCACTTAAAGAATTTAGGTTTTACGAAAATGCACTATTCATAAGACCTGAGTATGTGGATCAACGATATAGAAACCAATCTACTATTCTAATGTATGAAGTAAGGCCCGGTGACCGTTTTCTTCATCTACCTGATCAGGTTAGGGTGCTCAAAGTGCCTGCTATGATAAAACATCAGGTTAGGGTTTATCTAAGGCAATTAGGAATATCAAATGATTTCATCTATCCGAGCTTGGAAGGAGCTGCTCGCAAAGCAGTACTAGACGTTTTTGACTCACCAACTCCCACTTAGTGGAATGGATTAGTCTCTAATGACTTTCAGGTAGCGATAGTAGAGTTCTATCTCACCTGATTCCAAGTTTACTTCAAGGGTTCCTTGGTCTAAGCAGTCCCTTGCTTTATCAACTACGGTGAATGCTAGATCAATAATTTTTTCTGGGTTAACAATTGTTGTTTGCTGGTACGAAAATGTTTCGATATTTCCGTCCCAAGGATGTTGAGGGTACATAGCTATAGTCTCAATATCACGATCAAACTGGAAAAAATAATTGGGTTGGTTTTTAAATTGAGCTTTGGCCATCAGGCTTGCATTGTGAAGGAACGAGTTTCTAAGAGCATAAAGTGCTTTGATGTCTTCACTGTTTTCTGGGTAGGACGCAAAGTAATAAAGTGCTTTTTTAATACAGCTCGCATCTTTATTTTTAAAAGCTTCCATATCGCTTCGTTTATAAGCGAAGCCTATTTGCTCAATGATGCCGAATGCCCCTACTATAGGAACAAAATTTTTAGAATATTCTAAATGTCGGGAGTGGTTAACTTCTCTAAGAACGGTAGGTAGTACAGATCTGAGTAGTCCGTCCTTTAGTCTGTAAACTCCTTGATGCCCTAAGTGAGCGTATGCCAGCTCATGTAAGCTGAGTTCTTCAACAGTCTTGTTTTGCCAATGAGTTGTATCCATTATCATCCTGAAAGAGTTAGTGGTACTACATAAAAGATCTGGAGAGCTATTTTTTATTTCCATTATGATATATCAATTGTTCAAACACTGAACCCCATCTAACTTCCCCCAATTCCATACCGCCTTACTCTTGGTGGTATGGAAACGAAACGTACACATTCACCCCTTGCTGCTTTAAGCAGCGCTAAACCAACTTCCGAGATTGGCTTTGCGGCTTTGTCCCTAGAGTCTGCTACAGATGGTTGGTATCAGCTTTTGCCTGCGGGGCATTTCAAAGCTGTTGATGGCCGCCCATATGATGTGGTCGGTGGTCAATGGTTCTTGGATGAATCCACAGCACTGTCATTGATCGCGGATCTTAAATCACGCGTCAATCCCACCGTGATCGACTACGAGCATCAAACGCTTTTGGCCGATCAAAATGGCCAACCAGCACCTGCATCCGGTTGGATCAAGGACACCCAGTGGCGCGAATCCGGTTTATGGATCAAAGCCGATTGGACGTCCCGTGCCGCTGACTACATCAAGGGCGGTGAATACTGCTATCTGTCTGCTGTGTTCCCCTACGACAAACAGACAGGCAAGCCCCTGTCTTTGCACTCCGCTGCATTGGTCAACCGTCCAGGTCTCGACGGGCTGAATGCTGTCGCGCTTCGTTCCCTCCATATTTCCACTCCTGCCAGCCAACAAGAGGACACTCTGATGGATCGTGCCAAGCTCATTGCCGCCCTAGGTCTAACCGACGCGGCCACCGATGACGACATCCTTGCCAGCTTAAAGCAGCTACAAGATGACAAACAAACTGCTACCAGCGAGTTAGCCACTTTAAAAGCCAACCCGCCAACAGCTCAGGTCGATCCGGCCCAGTATGTACCCGTTCAGGTGGTCACCGATCTGCAAGTCGAGATCGCCGCCTTGTCCGCACAGCTGCAAACAGGTGGCCTAGACAAGCTAATCGACGACGCTAAAAACGATGGTCGTTTACTGCCTGCCATGGAGTCTTGGGCCCGTGAATTAGGTCAGTCGAACTTTGCCGCGTTGAAAACCTTCCTTGATCACGCTAAGCCAGTTGCCGCCTTAAAAGCCATGCAAGCAGGGCAGGAGGCACCGCCAGCACAGACGGATGCTCATGGTCTTAACGAAGACGAGCTGACGGCTGCCAAGCTCACAGGCAAAACGCCAGATGAGTTTGCCGCGCTGAAGGCTAAGTAAGCCTAGCCCTTTAACGATTCATTTAGATAGGAGCCGCAATATGGCCATCATTACTCCCGCTCTGATCACCGCGCTGTTTACCTCTTGGAAGGGGGACTTTAAAAACGGTGTGGAATCCGCCAAGCCACAATGGTCCAAGATCGCCACGGAAGTGCAGTCCAACAGCAAGTCGAACACTTACGGCTGGCTGGGCAAGTTCCCGAAAATGCGTGAATGGATTGGTGATCGTGTTATCAATTCCATGCAAGCCCATGGCTACACCATCACCAACAAAACCTTTGAAAGCACCGTAGGCGTGGACCGTGACGACATCGAAGATGACAACGTCGGCATCTACGCGCCTATCTTCTCGGAAATGGGCCGCACCTCCGAGATCCAGCCAGATGAGCTGATCTTTGGTCTGCTCAGTGCTGGTACTAGCACCTTGTGTTACGACGGTCAGAACTTCTTTGACACCGACCATCCCGTTTACCCGAATGCTGATGGCACAGGCACCGCCGTGTCCGTTGCCAACTGGGACGATAACGCTGGCTCAGGGACACCTTGGTACGTGCTAGACAACTCCCGTGCCATCAAACCACTGATCCTGCAAAACCGTCGTGCGCCAGCTTTCCTGTCTATGACCAAGCTCGATGACGAGCATGTCTTCACCGCTAATGAGTTCCGTTTTGGGGTGGACTGTCGTCGCAACGTGGGCTTCTCGTTCTGGCAGTTGGCGTATGGCTCACGCAAAGAGCTAAACGCCGACAATCTCTGGGCAGCGATCTCTGCCATGCGTGAGTTCACCGCCGATGGTGGTCAGAAGCTAGGCATCAAACCCACCACATTGGTGGTGCCACCTTCATTGGAAAAACAAGCTACACGCATGCTAGAGCGCGAGCTAGACAGCAACAGCTCCAACGAACTCAAAGGCAAGCTAGAGCTAGTGGTGGCGGACTACCTATAAGTCCGCTTTCGCCGAACATACGCAATCCTTAAAACGGAGAGGTCAATGACATGCCGATCACCATTAAGTCCCAAATCGAAGGCTATCGCCGTGCGGGTGTGGCGCACTCTAAAACGCCTGTTACACACCCTGATGGCACTTTTTCAGAAACGCAGCTGGCCCAGCTCGAAGCGGACCCGCGCATTACGCTCACGTTGGACGCCGCGACCGATTCGTCAGATTCAAATGCGACGAATTCTGGGGCCATGGACCCGCAGCGCCTGGCTGAGCTGGTAGCCCATATCAACCAGCTCGACAAAGACAACCCATCCCTATGGATGGACAGCGGTGCGCCAAAAGCCTCGTCCATGCCAAATGGCACCAGCGCTGCTGAGCGCGATGCTGCATGGGATGCGTTGGTCGCTCAACTGGACGCTGAGGGCTAACCATGTACTGCACCCGCGACGATCTGCTCGACAGTTTTGGCACAAACGTCATTGAGGACTTGGAATACGGGCGACCTAATGCCGTGACCGAAGCCATCGAAGACGCTAATGGTTTGATCGACGGCTATCTCGCCGCTCGTTATCCATTGCCCTTGGTAACCGTGCCTGCTGTGTTGAAGCGGATCGCCCGCGATCTGGTGCGCTACGGCTTAGATATCGCCCCATCAGATGTGGTTAGCAAGCGCCGTGATGAGGCGGTGAAGTTCCTGATGTCGCTCTCTAAAGGGGAAGTGACATTAGGCATGCCCGCCGCCTCCGAACCAGAGAGCCTAGACACCGCAGAGATCCAATCGGATGGCCATGTGTTTCGCCGCACGGATAACTCATTCCTATGATCGAGTCTATCGAAAGCCGCCTAAACGGTGCCGTGGAATACGTTGCCAGTGTGGTAGATCTATCCCTCGCCATGGAGCGACATTCTAACCACCGAGTAGCGGCCTACGTGGTGCCCATCGCCGAGCGTCCACAGCCTGTGCCACCCAGCGCGAGCCGCAAAGCCGCTCAGCAAGTGGACATGATGTTTGGCGTGGTGATTCGCGTGTCCGTGCTCAATGACAAAGACGGCCAGCGTAGCCGTTCGGTTTTACAAGAGGCCCGCGACGCTATCCGCGAACGCTTATTCGCCTGGATGCCAGAGGGCGCAACCGTAGGCTTTCAGCTGGGGGCGGGCGATTTAATGAAGATGGAAAAAGGCACCATTTGGTGGCTCGACCGTTACCTCACTCAATGCCAACGAACCGCCATTGCTCAATAGGAGACGATCATGAGTAACAGTTCCAAACGCCGATTAGTCCTGATCGGCCTAGAAGACAACACCGGAGCCGTATCTGGCCCCATGCAAGTCATTGAAACGCTCTCGGGTTTTGATATGAAGCCAGTCGGCGAGACCATCACTCGTGATGTGGTGCGCCCATCCATGTCTAAAACAGGCAGCATGGTCGGCGCTAAGAATTTCGACATCACACTGCCGATGGAACTAAAGGCCGGTGGCCTAGATGGCGGCACCGTCCAACAGCCAGAGCTGCACGCTGCACTGCTGGCTTGTGGTCTAGTGCTACAAGCTGCAAAAGTGATCCATGTAAGCGGACTAACCGCTGGTTACTCATTCCAGGACACCATCGACAATACGACTGCTTCTAATACGGCTGGTGAACTGATCCATGCCGTGATGGGCACAGAGTCGGAGCTGTATGTCATTGTCGAAAACGAGCCTGCTATCGGTGATGAACTGTCTATTGGTACGGCAACGGCGACGGTAACAAGTATCGAAGACGCCTTGGTATGTCGCCCAACGTCCAACCGAACAGATTTTAAAAAGGTCACAGTACACGGTCACTATGACGGCCAACGCCGCATTGCCACCCATGCGGTGGCGGATTTGTCCTTTGATTGGTCAGCGGGTCAGTCTGTTACCGCTAACTTCACGTTAAAAGGTAACTACGATTCCCCAGCAGACACGCCAATGCCAGATGCAGAATACAGTGATGCCTTTCCTGCGATTGTTGAGAGCGCAGGCATGACGCTGGACGACTACCCAACCGACCAAGGCACGATTGAAAAGCTCAGTTTTTCATTGAGCAATGAAATCACCGCTGTACCAGACGTAAACAGCCCAAGCGGTCGTGACAGTTACCGTATCTCAGACCGTGCTCCGACAGGCTCCATTGATCCAGAGTCTTTGGCTCTTAACGATTTCAACCCATTCGAGTATTGGGAAAACGGCAACAAGGCCGCGATCTTCGCAACCCTTGGCAAAGAGCTGGGCCAGCGTGTCTCCATCGTGCTGCCTGCCACTCAGTTCACATCGATCAGTGACAAAGAGCGTGCAGGCAGTGATGCCTATGATCTGCCCTTCGATGTGACGGGTAAATCCGACAACGAATTCTTTTTGTTCTTCCACTAATCCGGCGCTGACCACAGCCCACTATTAAAGGTACTAACCATGACATTACGCCTAAACACACACCGTACTTTTGCGAAGTCAGTAAACATCGAATATCTCGACGATAACGGCAAAACCCAAAAAGGCGCTTTTGGTGCGACCTTCAAGATCTTGCCTAACACCGAGTTAATGGACGACAGCAACTCAGGTAAGCGTGTCTTGGATATGGTGCTGGTCAGCATCAAAGAAGATGAGCTAGAGCTCATTGGTGCAGATGGCCAACCGCTAAAAGGTGCTGAACTTCTGGAAGCTGCCAAGGCGGATCCAACTATCGCTAATGCTCTGATGGATACCTACAACGAAGGTGTCGCAAAAAAGGCCCGCAACCGAATTTAGTTGAAGTTGCTAAGTATCTGGCTGGGTCATCTAAAAAAGGTGCCCCAGCAGATAACGATGAGCTAGATGCACTGCTTCCCGAAGAGGTTGCGGCATCCATCAAAGCCAAACGCACCCAAGAGTGTGAATCCGATGACTGTTGGGTGCTCCCTGAAAACTGGACTGCGACCATGCTGTTTCTACAGTGCAAATCCTGCTGGCAATACAGTGCCATGGGGCAGCTACTGGGTATGAATTACAGCGCGGTCGATGTGGTGATCAACCGAGCGTTTGAAGAGCCGGTTGAAAGTGAAGACTTTCGACGCTTTCAAGCACTGGAACACCATTTCATAAACGAGATTAACGAGTCGTAACCTATGTCTGATATGAAAGTTCGCCTAAGACTGCAAGCTAAGGACGATGGTCTCAAAGCCACCGTGAAGGATGCTGCGCAGTCTGTAGATGAGCTTTCTCAGTCATCGGAAAAACTCGATAAAGAAACCAAGCAAGCCACCGACTCACAGGATAAGTTTGGCGACAGTGCCAAAAAATCCGGTAAGAAAGTCAAAGATGCCAGCGATTCTAATGCTCAAGCGTCTAAATCTACTGCGGACTTCTCCAGTAAGCTAAAAGGTGGTGCTGTCACTGCTGGTGTTTGGGCTGCTGCCACAGTTGCTGCAGGTGTGGCCGCCGCTGGCATGGTGGCGATTGTTCGCACCGATGCCATCCGTGAGATCAATAACCTTTCTGATACTCTAAATGTTTCCACAGCCTCCCTAACCGAGTGGCAATACGCGGCTGGCCAAATGGGCTTAGAGAGCGACAAAGTCGGTGATATTTTCAAAGACGTCAGTGACAAAGTGGGTGATTTTGTCACGACCGGCGGTGGTGAAGCGGCTGACATTTTTGAAAATCTCAACGTCCAGGTCAAAGACCTCCAAAGCCTTTCCCCCGACGAACAATTTCTCAAGATCGCGGACGCCTTAGACGATGTAAACCGCAACCAGCAGATCTTCTTTTTAGAGTCCATCGCTGACGATGCCAGCCGTTTGTTGCCATTACTGGATAACGGTGCCCAGCGCTTGATTGCCATGCGCCGTGAGGCTCAAGTCTTAGGGGTGTCCATCTCGGATATTGACGCTGATATCGTTAGCCAAGCTGCTGGTGAAATGAGCCGATTAAAGGCGCTAGGCGAAGGCACTGCCAATTCTCTTGCTATCGAGTTTGCGCCAATCCTATCTGCTGTATCTGGTGGAATCGTTGATTGGGTGGTTCAGGCTGGGGGCTTTCGTAATGCCATTGGCTGGGCGGTTGATGGCTCGGTATCCGCTATTGGTTTCTTGCTCGACTACGGTCGTATGGTGGAAATCTGGCTAACCGGTATCACCAGCTACGCGCTCCAATTTGCTACCTATGCGACTGAAGGCATGGACGCTTATGCGGATGCGATCAGTAGTGTCATTAACACAGCGCTTTATCCCTTTCAGCAAGCGTACAGCTATGTCTTTGACGGTTTAGCAACGGCTATGCGTCGCGTGTCTGGTTTGGTTGGTCCTTTCTCGGATGAGTTTGAGGCCGCTGCCGATATGCTAGATGCCGCCAGTATTAAGGTGCGTGATTTTCGCGTCGAAGCGGAGGATGTTGCTCAGGTAAATGATGCGATCGCAGCATCATATCAAACCGTTAGCGATCGCCTTGCTGAGCTGCTGGAAAGTGAAGATCCGAGCGTTCTACTAAAAGAGAACTTGGCGGATCTCCGTGCTGAAATGGAAGAAACCGCCAAAGCTAACCAGGCATTACAGGCAAGCCAAACCTCCGATACGGCCAGCAAAGCTACGATCGATGCTAATCAAAAGATCATTGACAGTCTTCGCGAAGAATTACAGCTGCTTGGTATGACCGAGCGTGAACGTGCGATCGCTCGCCAAACGAACCAACTGGATATCAATGACAAAATTGCGCTGACGGAGACCGTTAAGGCTCAGATCGTTGAAGTTGAGGTATTGGCGGGCAAGATCTACGACCTGGGCGAAGCGCAAAAAGCCGCCGCCAAAGAACAGGAAGATTTCAAGAAACAGTTAGACGATGCCAATACGGCCGCACAGCGATTCCTGCAAGATGGCAACCTGGGGGAGATTGAAGGCCTCGAAAGTATCCAGGAGCAACTGCGGGATGCCATGAGCGTCAAAGGCATCACTTCCGATATGGAAGCAGATTTCTCTGAAGCGATCGATAAGATCCAAAGCCGTATTGGTGAGCTGAAGTTTAACAATATGGTTGATGGCCTAAGCTCTGGCATTTCGGCGCTGCAAGGGCTGACTGAACAAGGAACGGACAGCTACCAAAAAATGCAGATTGCTTTGACCGCGTTTAACGTGGTTCAAGGTGTGGCAGCCGTTCTGCATCAATTGAAAGATGGTGATCCATACACGGCATTTGCCCGTGCCGGTGCAACCTTAGCGGCTGTGGCTCAGTTAGGCGTGGCGATTAATGGTGGTGGCGGTTTGGATGTCAGTGCTCAACGCCAAGCTAGCCAAGGCACTGGCACCGTTTTAGGTGATGCGTCTGCTAAATCCGAATCCATTCTTAAGTCCAATGAGCTGATTGCCGAAGCAGTTGAAGAGATCGTGGGTATCAACCGCTCAATGTTGGATGCGCTATTAAATCTTGAGGTATCCATTAATGGTGCTGCACTACAGATTACCCGTCGCTGGGATGATACCGTTTTGGCTCCACAGGCCGTTGAGCTGGGCGGGATTTCGTCCGTCTCCGGCTTGTTTAGCTCGATCTCTGAATCGCTCAACATCCTAGACCTTGGTGGTTTGATTGCGGATATTGCGGGTGCCAGTGTGAAAGGCAAAGATTCTGGTCTAGTCCTAGAAGCACCGAATCTAACCAATATCTCAGCGCAGTCTTACGCAACCTGGGAAGAGCGTAAAAACTGGTTGGATGATTACGATACCAAGTGGCAGTTCACCGATCTTGATCCTCAAATCACTCAACAATTACGTCTAGTGATTGGTGGCATTTCCGACAGTGTGCGTGCAGGTGCTGAGCAGTTAAACATGTCTGGCGATGCTATCGACCAGGCTATCCAGTCGTTTGCGCTAGAACGCACCTTAATTAGCTTAAAGGGCCTTACTGCTGACGAACAGCAAGAGGAACTGCAGGCTGTCTTTAGTGCCATGTTTGACGATATGTCGATGCATGTCATGCCATGGTTGGTGGAATTTCAACAAGCGGGCGAAGGTCTTGGCGAGACACTATCCCGCTTAGCGACGGAGGCTTCGGCGGTAGATAATGTCGTTGGTATGCTGGGTCTGACTTTTGGCACAGTAGACGACCAACTACGTGCGAAAACTAATCTGGTTTCAGCGATGGGCGGATTGGAGGAATTCGTCAGTGCTTACAGTTCCTTCTCCGATAAGTTCCTAAGCGAAGAACAGCAGTTCGCCAATGCCCGTGATCAACTACAAAGCGCCTTTGCTCAATACGATGCCATCCTTCCTGCAAGCCGTGAAGACTACTTAGCGCTGGTCCAGGCTCAAGATGCGGCCACCGATGCGGGTGCAAAAAATATCGCTAAACTGTTCGAGTTAAGCACCGCCGCCGATGAATATTACTCAATGCTCGAAGATCGTGAAGATGAGCGACAGCAGGAAGAAGAGAGACGCTTGAGCGCTATCCAGCAGGCGGAAGAGCAACGTTTAAATGTCATAGAGCAAACCAATCAATCTGTAAATAATTTGGTCGAGAGATGGTCTAGCCAAGAAGATGTACTAGCAGATGCGAATCTGAGAATTGAAGAGTTTAATCGCTCATTGAGCCGTAGTGGTGATCAATTTATAGATGCTAAGCAAGAGCTACTAGATTATATCGATTCACAGGATAGTGCTTCAGAAAGTGGCCGGATTCTCATCGCAAACGCCTTAGGGCTTGCTGATGCAATTGAACAGTTGGATGCGTCAGCAATGCGTGCGACTCAGTCTTTGGACTCTGCTAGGGTTGCCCTTATTGGGGCATTAAACACCGAACTAAGTGATCTAGAGTCTGAACAGCAAGCTCTTGAAAACCAGTTATTAACTGCGAAACAAGACTACAGCCAAGTGTTACTGAAAGATATTTCCGATTTGCAGCGTATGTATGACGGATTATCAGAGACCTTAGAAACAGCTCGAAGCAATCTAATCAACAGTTACAGGCATGAACTGGATTTAGCGAATCAAGCGTACGATCAACTCGAACAGAACTTATTAAACGCCAAAGAAGCATTGCAACAAGCAAGAGAAGACCGTATTTCTGCACTAAATAATGAAATTCAACAGCAGAAAAACGTTCAAAATGAAGCCGAGAAAATGGCCAGCACTTGGCTAAGTTTGTCAGACCAATTAGCAAATACTAGACGAACGCTTCAGAAAGATGATGCTCTTCGGGTGGGCAATGTTCAAACTCAGTATTATAGCGGCGTTCTGTCTGATGCTTTAACCGGCAATCAGTCAGCTATCTCGGACCTACCTCGGGCAGCCACTGACTATGTGTATGAGTTAAAACAAGGGGCTGCTTCTGGCGCTGAATACCGTGAACAAATGGCTATCCTTGAGTCTCAAATTCTTTCAGTAGAAGCCCTGACATTAGATAGAAAGACGACTCAAGAAAAGATTGCGGATGCTGCTGAACTTCAAGCCAAGCAGCTGGCTTCTACTGTTTCCGCTCTTGAGGATCAGGTGGAGCTAACTAATGGAATTCAACGCACACTCTTAACCCTAAACGCAGCAAATGATGCCTATATTACTGCACAAACAGAGTTATCAGAGTTTCAACATCTAGACAGTATTGAATATTACCAAACTGAAATTGAGCGATTGGAGGCTGGAAACAAAAGCCTCATCAGCATAGATGAAGCTCAATTAGCCTATAATAAGGCATCGTTGGCATTGGTTGACTCACATCACAAAGAGCAAATTGAGGCGCTAGAAGACGAGAGAGATGCTCTAGAAGGGATCGATGACTCGGTTGTGTCATTAGATAATGCACGATCGCAATATGAGCGAGCCAATTTGAGTTTGGTGGCATCAAATCATGCAACGCAAATGGATATGCTACGCAATCAGTTGAACTACTTACAGCAAATTAATAGTGGACAAACCACATTGGCTGAGGCGCTTGCAGCGTATTCGTCTCTTGGGGGAGGTGCTCTACCAAAATTTGCCAATGGTGGCATTGCGTCTGGGCCAGTGAGTGGTTACCCAGTTGAATTGCACGGAGTAGAAGCAGTCGTACCTCTTCGAAATGGGGCCATCCCCGTCAATATCTCTAGCACTAAATCTAATGATGTATTGCTAACTCAAGTCTTAAATGAGTTAGCCAGTCTTCGCAAAGACCATAACAATGCAGGCCATGAGCAGAAGAAGGCTATCGATAAACTGAATGCGATGACCAGCAAATGGGATCAATTAGGGCTTAAGGTGAAAAGCGCATGAGAATTATAAAGCCGATAAAGCCCCAAAATATTGAAACGAATGTTGCGAGCGAATATGAACTTTGGGCACCAGAAGAAGCGATTCCAGCTGGTCAATATCGACGTGCTTTGGATAGGAATGGTATCGAGCGGGTTTATTACGCGAAAGCTAACAATACTAACAAGAATCCCGTGGACAACGTTGCCATTTGGTCAGAGGTAAAACCGACTGTCTCCTATGCTATGTTTGATGGCTATGTGGACACCTTAACTCAGAATGAAGAACTAATACACGTTAAGTTCTTAGTATCTAAAGCGTCGTATTTATGTCTATTCGGCTTAGAAGCCGAAGATGTTCAGATCATCACACGTAAAGATGGGGTCATTATTGGTAATGATGCCCTTAGCCTTTTAATCAAAGGTGAACGTGATAGCCCTTTGGCGTTTTGCTTTGGTGAAAATGAGTTTCGTCGCACCTTAATTCATCCTATCCCAGGCCTGTACAAAAGCGTTGAGTTAGAAATCTTTATTAAAACGTCACCAGGATACACAGCAAAATGTGGTTTTTGTACGCCAGGATGGGCAATTCCTATTGGAATAACTGAATGGGGGTTCAACGTTTCGATTGATGATTACTCCGGAAACTATGTGAATGACTTTGGCGAAAATGCGTTTGAGAGACGGCCTTGGTCTAAGCCTATGGATCTCGACATCATCATACCTACGTTGCCAGATGGCCGAGAAGCCGATCGAGTTTATCGACAGTTGACTGATTTGCGATCAACACCATTGGTCATTGATGCAAATAACGAGAGCACAGATCGAGAGTTGCTCATTACTCTTGGATATTACGCAAAGGTAGCCATGTCATCGGTTTACGTAGGTGAGACACGACTAAGCTTAGAGATTAAGGGGATCATTTAATGTCAGAAATTAATGACGAAAACTATCAGATCGAAACCCGTCTACAGGAAATGGGGCCATCGCCATCACCTAGCCGTCCTAGGCTATTTGAAGATGAGATGTATAACATGCTGGAGCAATTTGAGGCGCTTCCAGAAAATTATAATGCTCTCATATCTGAACTAAATAATGGTTTTTCTTGGGTGAGTAGCCAGCTTACGAAGGTCTCACAAGAGCGTGATACTGTTGAGAACATCAAGTCTCAAACAACTCAAGAGCGCGAAAGTGCGCAAAACGCCAGATCTGCAGCACAAGAGTATGCCAACAGTCCGACTGAAATAGAAAGTGGTGTCTGGTCGTCCATGATGTGGGCGATAGGCTCCATAGTGAACGGTTCATCTAAAGCGTGGGCAACACAGCTAGATACACCTGTTAAAGACGATTTATGGAGCTCTGCTGCATACGCACATGGAAGTATTCCAAATGGGTCCTCAAAATTCTGGCGAGATCAAACTGTTCTAGAGTTTGAAAAGACGAAAAGTGAACGAGAAGCCACCGAAGTCGTTGCTGCGGCGTACGGTGCTGCAGTCGGTTTACCATCGACTCTAAATAATGATGGCAAAGTTTTAGGTCTTAAAAATGGTTTGCCAGCTTGGGTTGATGGGGGCCTAAGAGTTATATTTTCGACACAAGTGAGACCATTCAAGCTGCAGAGAGTGCGCTTGAGTTGCCGATCACATTGATGAGCGCAGGTGCTGGCTTCTTTTATTCCTTTGACAGCGAGCACTGGGAATTTTCCACGGGGCATGCATTTAAGTTGAGTGGTAATTTATATCTAGGCGGAGCAATCGGTTTTGGTGCGATTAGAAAACTAGATGTACCGATTCCAGCAACCTCATCTAGTTTATTTGCTGGGTTACGCAGCAATGGCGATCTCTACTATTCGAGTGGGAATATTTTTTACAGAGATAGCCCTGATGGTCCGGTGTCTTCTGTTAGTTTTGGCTCATCAAAAGCAAAGCAAATGCACTCTGCATTTATTTTCAACGATGAACCATTCTCTATTCATAACGATGGTCGAGTAATGCGTTATCTGGAGGGAGATTTATCCAACCCTGAAGAGTCATTTCACCGTTACCCATTTGCTGGTATTGCTGGCGCAACTCGGATTGATGCAAGCATTTATAACATTATTCCAAGGGATGGAATTGGTAGCGGAAATGCGTGTTGCTATAAAGATAATGGCTTTACTCGTTATAGTGTTGGTGCAGAAGGACTATTGGAGAAAATGTCTCTTACACAGCCGTATCAGCCTGAAAGTGGTCTAGTCGTTGCTCGGATCTATCTTGAAACCGATGTCGGTACTAGCTTAGGTATTCTAAGGGGAATTGATGTATCGCTAGATGGTCTGCGTTTTTACATCTTAGATGGTGGTAATGATCGAGTTTACCGATATGAGACGACAACTTCAGGCGATATTTTTCAGCTTGCATACCACTCCCATGCAGTAACTAGTGGATCATTAACTCCCTATGGCCCCTTGCTGGTCGCTAATGATGAGTCGTCATATATCTTCAATGCTTATGATGATGGTGATGTTCGAAAGATCTTGCTGTCTGTTCCTGGGGATTTAAGTGCCTACCTTACGCAGCAGAATTTAGACATATCCGGTTACTTTGATTATTTACCCAGTGTTTGTGTTGCAGGAAATGGTCTTTATATCTTCGGGCGAAGTGATGTCAATCATTTATCAAGGTACACACTCGATGAACTGGGGGATGTCCGGTCGGCTAACCTTAATTCCAAGCAATCCATTGATTTATCATCTTATGCTGGGGTGTCACCCTCTAACCTGGTGAGCATTTCTGACGATGGCACAAGATTGTATTTTAACAATGGCTGGATTATGCAGCTTTCAGCTGCTTGGGACTTGGAGTCCACCATCACGGTATACAATTCAGCAGATGGCACTAAGCCCTACGTGCTGACAAAATGGAATGCCAGTACTGGTGAAGTGCAAAATACTTATCCGATAGATGAGAATATTCGCTACTTAAATAGGATTGATGACACAACAGTGTTTGGGGTAATTGGCAAAGATTTTGTTTCTTATGACTATGTGAATAATCAAAGGCTATCGACATATGAAGCTAATGCCTACAGCCCCAGCAGTACGCCCACTGTTAAAGGTATTTTTCTTAATGACGAGAGCCAGATAGTGTCAGCGATTTCAGGTATAGAAGGTGCTCAAAATACTCTCTATGCATTTGATGGGGCGTTTAGCGTGACTATGTTTGGAGGTAACGTATGACGACGTTAGTGCAAATTCACTACACAGAACAGCCCGCCTCAGAAGGTATTAGGCGAGAATATGAACATCCACTTGGCAACTACATCGCTTTACATCAGGGTGTTGGTTTCGTAGTGGCTGAATATGAGCGTCAGCCATCAAACGCGGCTAAAATAGTGGACAATTTAGATGTTCTTCTTCCTTTAAGTGAACGCAAAAAGAGATTGTTACAAAGAGTTTCAGAACGCTATGCTGAGCTAATTTCGGAAGCGAATTGTGATACAGGGTTAGGTTTTCGAGTTAATAGCGGATACACAAACCTGACTGACTTTAGGGAATGTGCGTTGCTGTATGATGACTTTTCGTCTGATCCAGATACGTTTAGACAGAGCAAGAGAAAGGAGCTGGTTGATCAGGCAGAGTCGTACTTCGTGATCACAAACAGCGACATCTTTATCAAACTGCGAGACTTCAATAATAACTTCCTACAGCTCACGCGCTCTGAGTTATCGCATGTAATTGACTCAATTGTGGCTTGGGGCTTCGCAATGAAAGCCCATAAGTGGATGCTAGAAGCCGCCATAACATCAGCCGATATTGTTACGATTGATAATATTCAAGTTTCACATGGATGGCCTCAGTAATGCTGAATCTATATGTATTGGAGCAAGACTTTGAACTGGAGCACCCTAAACTTGAAGGGATTAGTTTTCATAACGAATGGTGCAGTCTTTCAAATGGTAAGTTGACCATCAAGAAAGGCTATTCCCACGATGGTTGCAGTCCGAAGTTTAGTGTATTGGGATTGATCGTAATCGGAGTGCCGGATGGGCATCTAATAAATAACAAGCCAATTACATACAACGCAAGCTTAGTTCATGACTGCTTCTGTCAATTTCGTGATGTGATACCAATAACCAAATCGATAGTAGTCGAAATTTTCAGCGACATGCTTAAGGAGGCTAAATTTGCTTTGAGAAAGATATATGTTAAAGCCGTCGACTTGTATGGCCCGCAGGAGTTCTATGGGGATCGGATTGCTCATGGCTGAATGACTTGGGTAAAATGAAATTCCGTTTCAAGTTGTCTAAGATAAAACGGCATAAAACAAAGGATTGTATATGTACAAGACATTTAACGACCGACCACAGAAAGGCAACCCACATCAGCTTAAGACCAATCAACATGTATTCCCTGTTGCCAGTATTAATCGGTTCTACAACGACAAGGAACAGGTGCAAGTGTGGCGAACTGGTTCAAAGGCACCGTTCCCTGCAAAGAGTAAGAACCCGATTTTTTGTGCCGATTATGTGTGGGATGAGCGCTCTGAGTCAGGCTTCATGAAAGCTTTAGAAGACAAATACCAAGCATTAATTGAAAGCTTTCTAAAACAACCTGCAGCATATCAATTTACTGCAGAAGAAAATGAGATTCTAACTGAACTATTTGGTCTTTGGTTTTTCCGTAAGCAAGCTAAGGATCGCCCGTATCCTGCTCAGAAAGTAAATGGCGTAGTAGGTTTAACACAGTACCCAACTGTTGATGAATCAGAACAACTTGAGAAAAATTTTGTTACACAGATTTATCCAGAAAGGGTTGATGACACTTATCCTAACTTTGATCCATCAAATCCACCGAACTTTTACATGACCAGTCAGCATAATACTGGTTCTATGATTCAAGTAAGGCTGATGGAATTTCAGGAAGAAAATGAAGGGGCCATTTGGGGTGTGGTAATTGCTAAAGAAGGCGAGTTTATTGTGCCGGACCTCTATAAATGGCACGCAATACTGCCTATATCTCCAACGATATGTTTAGTGAAGGATCGAGTAGGGGTTGAATTTCTATCGTACAGTGAAGTAGCAATCTTTAACTATCATACGCGGGAAGCCAGCGATGACTTTGTTTTTGCTAGAGACTTCACTAAGTCACCCATATTGAACACGCTTTACTTCGCAATGAAAGAAGCTATAAGTACCACATTCAACTAG